CAGTTCTGGGGAACCGGTGTACCCCGCATGATGCGTGACTCTCAGGGCACCATGAATGCCGCAACAAGAATTTGGCTGGACAATCTAGCTATGTCTTCCGCCCCGATGGTTGAGATAAACACTGACCTACTCGCGGCTGGAGAAGATCCTACAGATATACACCCTTGGAGAGTGTTCCTTAGAGAGGGTGGAGACGGTTCTATGCCGATGGTTCGCTGGTATCAGCCAGTTGCCAACGCTAATGGACTCAATCAGATTGTTGAAATATTCCGTAAGTTTGCGGATGAAACAACAAGTTTGCCGTCATATACGCACGGTGAACAGACTGGCGGACTAAACAAAACCGCTACAGGAATGTCAATGTTGATGGGTGCGGCAAATGTTGCGCTCAAATCGACAATCAAGAACATTGATGACTTCCTAATGGAGCCTATGATTACTGCGTTATTCCACTGGAATATGGAGTATGGCACCAACCAAAAATCAAAAGGCGATCTTAGGATTGTCGCAAGAGGAAGTACAGCTCTTGTCCAAAAAGAAGTACAAAGCCAGCGTTTATTGCAATTCCTCTCGCTGGTATCAAACCCCATGGATGCCGGATTGGTGGATCGTAACCAGTTACTTCGCGATATTGCACGAAGTATGGATATCGATCCTGATCAAATTGTTAAGTCTGAGGAGCAATTAGCTCTTGAACAACAACAACAACTCGCGCTCCAAGCTGAAGCTGAACAAAGAGCAATCGCAAGCGGTAATGCGCCTCAAGGAGGGGTCGGAATGGCACCTCCTCAAGGAGCTATTTAAAAACCGTCTTGTTGATGCACAGCGTCACCTAGAAGAAGCAGACGAGAAACATTTTAGGATTGAGCAGGGCAGACTCCATGAGTTGCGCTTTTTGCTTAATCTTGAGACGAGCGCGAAAGCGCATTTAGATAACACGCGGAACCCTAAGAGGACAACCGCCATTGAATAACGGACATCGAGAAATCGCCCCGTAAGGAAAAATTATGTCGAGAAATGACCCTGATCGCCTAGAAGCAGAAGCGAAACAGTTGGTGGAGCAAATGCTACAAACTAATGAAGGAAACCCAGAGACCGTTCAATCTCTAGAGGATACTCCAGAAGAGTCTGAAGAATTGCAACAAGAAGCCCCCGAACCTACGGACATGGCTGAGACTGACGCAGAAGAGGTTGAAGTATCTAAAGAAGTTAGCGGTGAGTCTGAAGATACAGATTTAGCTTTGCAAAAAGCTGAAAAAGCAATGAAAGGCGCACAGTCAAGAATGACGAAAGCTACGCAAGAAGCGGCTGAGTTGAAGCGGCAAAACGCCGACCTACTCAAAAGCCTTACGGAGCTGAAAGGTCAACTTGTTGAGCAACAGAGAGATGACAGTAAGTTAGCGCAGTTAAGGGAAGATTATCCTGATCTAGCTAACCCATTGTTAGACGAGCTGAAGCGAACACAGGATGAAGTTTTAAGTCACAAAGAAGAGCTTGCTGTAGAGAAGAGACGCAAAGAAGAAGAGCTGAATCAAAAAGCTATAGATGCCCATTTTGATCGGATCAGAGCAGAACATCCAGATGTCGATAACTTAATTGAGACATCAGATTGGTTGAACTGGCTGGAAGATCAAGACCACGCGACTAAAGACTGGATTCAAACTGGCTCATCTAACGATGTGAATACTGTTCTCTATAAGTTTAAGAGCGACATGGGACTTAAGCCACCATCACCGCAAGAGAGGGCGCTAGAGAAAGCAAGATCGGTTGCAGAACCGAAACTGCCTAAATCTCGAAAGCCCAAAACGAAAGTCGATGCTAGAAGCTGGTCAGTCGATGATATTAAACGGATGCCTAACGATGTATTCGAGAAGCATCAGGAAGATATATTGAAAGCGATGAACAGTGGACAGATTCGGCAATAACTTTTGCAAATAAGGTAAAATATAATGTCATTTTCACAATTTAGTACAGGCGCAAACTCTCAGGTTAATTTCATTCCTGAGGTGTTTTCAAAGCTTTTGCAAGCTAAGTTCTACAAGCAGAGCGTACTTCCTGCAATTTCTAACACTGACTACGAGGGTGAAATCTCCGGTCAAGGTGAGAAGGTTGTAATTCGTACAGTTCCTGCTGTAACCATCAGCGACTATACCGGCTCTATCTCTACTCAGGATTTGTCTACTGCTAAAGTAGAAATGTTGATTGATAAGGCAAAGTATTACTCTTTCAAAGTTGACGATGTGTTGGCGGCTCAGGCTGATATCAACATGCTAGAAAAGGCATCGGCAGACGCGAGTGAGGGAATGCGTATAGCTGTTGAGACTGATGTATTGGCAAATGCTATCACTGGCGCTAGCACTATCGGCGCTCAGACTACAATCAGTGCCTCTAACATCCTGACCAACATCCTTGAGCTGTCTACCAGTCTTGACAACCTAAACATTCCAGAAGAGGGACGTTATATAGTTCTATCTCCTGCGTTTATTAGCATGCTCAAGCAATCTGAGCTTCGTCAAGCTTACTTGACTGGCGACTCAACTTCTCCTCTGCGTAACGGCAAAGTTGGAATGGTAGATCGTTTCACGGTTTATCAGTCAAACATGCTTCACACAGCGGCGGCGGGTGCTGATGATGGTTACACACATGTCCTAGCGGGTCACCCTAAAGGTCTTTCTTTCGCTTCACAGTTCACTAATGCTGAAACTGTACGAATGGAAAGCACTTTTGGCGATCAAGTTCGTGGTCTGAAAGTTTACGGCTCTAAAGTTGTAACTCCAGACGCAATGTGCGTAGGAAAGTGGAAGGTATAAACCGACCTAGATGGGGGAGGGAAACCTCCCCTATTTTTAATGGCAAAAATTATGACGAAATCTAAAACTAAAAAAGATGAAATATTCGATAAGGTCAATGAAGAGTTTGGGAAAAAGCTAGATCGCAGACTTACGTTAGCCCAGTTGGAGGAGCAGTTGAAGCAATTGGAGCGGGATCAAAAAAACCCACCCAAAGAAGCTGAGATTCTTATTCCTAAAAAAGTTCAGAACGTCATTACCGGTAACATTTTTGACTACAACCCGATATTTAAAAGCAATCCTGATTTGCAAGTAATTGAGTGGGAGAACTCCGATGGCGACAACTAAAATTTTAGATATATTAGACCGCGCTAGCATTATCCTGCAGGATAATACGAACGTCCGGTTTCCAAATGAAGAACTATTAAAATTCTTTAATGATGCTCAACGAGAAGTTGTGCTTCATAGACCAGATGCCAAGATGGTAAATACCACCTTAGATCTGGCAACAGGTAGCAAGCAAACACTACCAGTTAGTGCCTTACGTTTAATTGATGTAGTGCGTAATGTTGGCGGAAGAGCAGTAACTCAAGTGGACAGAAGAATACTTGATGAGACACTTCCTAACTGGCACGAAACAACTGCCGGAACAAATAAAATTGAGCATTACATTTACGATCCCGCCGACCCAAAAAACTTTTATGTTTTTCCTAAAGGGACTTCTGGCACTGACTCTTTAGAAGTAATATTTAGTGCATCTACTTCAGAAATAGCTATCAGCGACTTCTCTAGCGATACAACAGTTATATCCATAGACGATGTCTACGCAAATTGCTTATTGGATTATGTGCTGTATCGGTCATATCAGAAGGATTCTGAGTTTGCTGGAAACCCGCAGAGAGCAATGATGCATTACCAGAGCTTTGCAAATGCACTTGGAATAAAGACTCAAGCTGATAGTGCATTGACTCCAATTCCAGCATAGGTGATTAATAGTGAAATATTCTGATTTTTCTCCGTTTGTAAGACCTGAAGTGCAGGGTTGCCCAGACTTTCTCCTAGAGAGATCTGTGCGTGACTCTGCAATAGAGTTTTGCCAAAGGACTGACGTATTCGTTGCAGAGCCTGAGTTCGTAACAATTGTAAAAGGTGTGAACGAATATGCTGTCTCTATTCCAACTGGAACTGAGTTAAATCATATTTTAGATATTTTTAACGACAGAAATCCTTTAAAGCCTGTTAGCTATGCAAAGCTACTAGGTCACTTGGGTGACGAGAAGACCACGGGCACCCCACAGTATTATGCCCAAAGAGATAACAGTGACTTTTACGTTGCCCCCATTCCTTCAGATAGCAATTCGTTTAGGGTTTTGTACTCATTAAAGCCTTCATCGTCAAGCACTAGCATCCCAGATACGGTGGGCAAGGAGTACCGCGAAGCAATATCACACGGAGCTTTGTTCAGGCTACAAATGATGACCGGACAGCCTTTCGGAAATCCATCTATGGCAGGAGCTAACCGAGACCTTTTTGAAAAAGCAGTAGGCAGGACAATACGCCAAGTCAAGTATGGATTTTCTGGCGGCTCTCTTACTTGCAAACCGAGGGCATTTATTTAATGGCATATTCAGACACAATTAATCTGGTAAGTGGCGACACCTTACCCGAACTGACCTTTACGTTGAGGGATAGCAATACTGCGGCTTCAGGCAAGGTTTTAGATTCCGATGACAGCGACA